ATGCCCAGACCGACCCCAGTCAGACACAGAGACGGACGGGTCTCATGGCGTGTCCGCTTCCGCCTCGACGGCGGCGGCAACCCCGTCTGCGAGACCTTCGACACCCAGGCCGAGGCCGTCCGATTCGCCCGCCTCGTCGAGCAGGTCGGAGGCACCGCGGCCCGCCAGGCACGCGACCTCAGCACCACCGCCGCCACCAGCACCCCCACCACAGCCGCCGCCGTCGAAGAGCACCTCACCGCCCTCGCCGCCTCCGCCACCCCCGGCACCATCCGCCACTACCGATCCATGGCACGCGACTGGATCACCCCCCAGCTCGGCACCATGCCCGTCGACATGCTCACCAGGCGCACCATCGAGGGGTGGATCGCGTGGATGCGCAACACCCCCACGCGCACCGGCCGCCCGCCGTCAGCCAAGACCCTGAAGAACGTCCAGGGCCTCCTCAGCGCGGTGCTACAGCGCCAGGTCGACGCCGACACCATCCCCAAGAACGTCGCCAAGGGCGTCCCCCTCCCAACGGACGCCCAACGGCGGGAGATGAGGCTCCTCACACCCGGCGAGGTCGCGGTGCTCGCACACGCCACCGACGACTACTGGCGCCCCCTCGTCCTCACCCTGTACGGGCTCGGCTGCCGATTCGGGGAGGCGACCGCACTCACGCCCGCCGACCTCGACCTGGAGGCCGTCGTGCCCACCGTGCGGATCCGCAGGGCCTGGAAGGAGGGCCAGTCGGCCCCGTACCTCGGCAGCACGAAAACCCGTCGAGGTACACGGACAGTCAGCGTCCCGGCCTCGCTGGTGCCCGTCCTGCGCGAGCAGGCCAAGGGGTTGCAGGGGGATGGCCTGCTGTTCACGTCGAGGCGAGGGGGGCCGGTGCGCTCGTCGACGTTCCATGAGGACGCCTGGCGCCCCGCCGTCGAGCGCGCCGGGCTGTTTCCGCGCCCTCGCGTGCACGACCTGCGGCACTCGTGCGCGTCAGCACTGATCGCCGCAGGCACACCGCTGCCCGAGATCCAGCAGAGACTCGGACACGAGTCGATCCAGACGACCGTGGACACCTACGGTCACCTGATGCCGGATGCGCTGGTGCGGACGGCCACGGCGATGGACCTGGCGATGGTGCAGGCGCTGCCGCAGATCGAGGGGTGACTGGCTCCTGCTGGGCGTGGAGTGAGGGTGCAGCCTCTCTGCTGGGGGCTGCACCCTCGTGTCGTGTCACCCCCGCGTCGAGGAGGCGGTTGACCTGCTCGCCTCCACCACGCCCGAGCGTCTCCGAGCACGCGAAGAGGCCCCCTCCACCCCAGCATCGGGGTGGAGGGGGCTCTTCGTCGTGGTGTGGTCAGGCGCGCCTGGCGTGGATCTCCTCGCGCAGCCTCGCGTGCTCGACGTCAGCCTGCTCGTCCAGGTGCGTGAGGCGCCCGTCGATGGCGCGCACGTCGTCGCGCAGCCCGTCGAGCTGGGCCTCGGTGCGGGTCATCCGGCGGGCCACCTCAGCGGCCTCGGCGCGTCGCTCGGCCTCGTCGGCCTGGCGGGCTGTCTCGGCGGCGTCGAGGCGAGCGAGGACGGTCTCGAACCGCCGGTCCAGGTCGTCTCGGAGGTTGAGATCGTGGTTGTTGGTGGTCTGCTCGGCGGCCTTCTCGGCGGCGGTGGCCGCGCGGGCGGCGTTCACGCCGACGTGCGCGACCACACGCTCAGTCAGTGACTGGGCGCTCCGCAGACGCCATGTCACCCACCCGAGCATGGCGACGACGAGTGTGGCGGCCGCGGAGACGACCTCCGGGGCGGTGAGCACCTGCACCGCCGGATGTGGCACAGCCCCGGCCACCACCGCCGTCGCCCAGGTCATGCGCGCTCGACACCCTCAGCCGGACGGCCGGAGGGGCGGGCGACACGGGCAGCGTCGTACAGTCCTGCGGCCGCGAGACCGAGGATGAGGCCGCTGGACACAGCGCTGTACAGGCCGGTGCCGGCCAGGGTGTGGTCGGCGACGGCGAGCAGGACGCCCAGCACGACGGCGAGCGGTGCGGCAGCCTTGGTGGGCAGGCCGGAGTCCTTCGCGAGCTGGACGAGCGCCAGTACTGCGGGTGCGGTAGCGAGAGCGGTGACGGTCATAATGACTCCTTTGGTGGTTGGTGTTGTTGTGTGGGTCAGGGGCGGGTGGCGGTCTCGGCTCAGCCCTCCGCGGGGGCGAGTCCAGCCTTGAGCCGGGCGACGATGCTCTCAGCGGCCTCGTCGACCTCGCGGCCGACGATCGCGGCGAGCGCGTTGTGCCGCTCCCAGGCCTCACGGATCAGCAGCCAGTACCAGTCCCAGGGGTAGCCGCGCGCGTCGCCGAGCATCCTGATGTAGGCGGCCTTCTGCTGGTCGTCGAGGGTGCAGGCACCGCTCGTCTCGGTGATGAGCGCGTAGGACCAGGACCCGTCTGAGAGCGGGGTGGAGATGAGGAACATCGAGGAGTTCTCCTTCGTGGTGGTGTTGGTGGTGGTCGGGGTGGTCTGGGTGGGCGCGGCGCCGTCGCCGTCGGCGGGAGGGCGCAGGACATGGGTCCACGAGCCGCTGAGGGTGTACGGGTGGCCGGTGAAGCTGACGGTGCGGGTCTCGCCGCCGGTCTGGTCGCCGGGAGCCCCGTAGATGTCTCCGATCTCGGAGATCCAGGCTTCTGAGACCTCGTTGTGACCGGTGACCATCGCGATGTGGCCCACGCCCCCTGAGGCGGCCTCGGACAGCAGGCTGTCGCCGATGGCGAGGTTGTCGGGGTAGGGGCCGACCTGGCTGTAGTCCAGGATGGCGAAGCCACGCTCGGCCGCGTAGGCGCGGAAGTTTCCGGTGTACGTGTCGGGAGGGAAGGGCGGCTGGATGCCGCCAACGTTGTAGGCGTGCGCGCAGCCGGATGAGCAGTCCATGCTGCCGCCGTCGCGGGTGTCGCCGCGCTCGTACTGGGAGTAGCCGACGTCCTCGTAGTCGCACTTCTTGCGCATCTCCCACGCGGACTCGTTAGCGAGTGCCATGTGCGTCCTTTCTGTGTGGTGGCATAGGAAAGCCCCGGCACCATCGGGGTGGCCGGGGCTGGTAGGTGGGTGGTGTGGGTGGGGGTCAGGTGGTGCGCTCGTAGAGGCTGTGCGCGACGTCAGGAGTCCAGTCCTGCTGCGAGGAGTGCTCCTGCAGCACCCTCCAGGTGGTCCCCTGCCAGGTGACGAGGTCGCCCTCGTAGTAGGGCACGCCCGCCTCCCAGGGGTGCGCGACCGGCGACGGCGGCGGCGTGTAGGGCTCGGACTCGCCGCCCGCGCCGGGCGCCTCGCCAGCACCGCCGCCGGTGGTGCCAGGGCCGCCGCCGGTGTCGGGGGCGGTGTCCTGGCCGGGCTCGGCCGGCTCGGGGGAGTCGGTGACGTCGACCCACAAGCCCCCAGGGACCCCGGACGCGCCGGGCTCCCACGCGTTCGCGCACGCCGTCGACCTCCACACACGGCCGCCGTGCGTGACCTGGTAGCCGACCGGGTACGCGTCATGCGCGCCCGTCGGCCTCACCCACGCGGGCCACCGGCCCGCCGGCGCGCCATCAGCACGGTCGCGGGCAGCCAGGTAATCGGCAGCGATACGCTCAGCCTCAGCCTGGGAAGTAGCGAGGACCTGCCGGCGATGGGCCTCCGCCAGCAGCAGCGGCCACACCTCAGCCCAGCCGGCGGCGTCGAGCGCACGCACGTCGTCGATCAGAGCCATGCTCACTCGCCTCCCATGTCCGCAGGCCATCCCATGACCTGCACCCTCGTCCACCCGTCACCGGAGGTCTTCACCGTCGAGGCCTGCGGGGCGTGCACGCTCTTGAGGTACATGCCCACCGTTACCGCCTGGCCCGCTTTGAGGTGGAAAAACGCCGACACGCCGGTGTTGCCGTCGTCCGCCGAGTTGACCCTCGCGCGCCCGATCGGCGTCGTCCCATGGATGTCGTGGTAGACCTCGACATCCATCGTGCCCGACGTCACCTGGCACCACGCGGTGCCGATGACGAGCATCTTGCGGTCGTAGGGGGCCGCCTCGATGGGCACGCGCACGAGCTCGACCCAGCGGCCTGCGGCCACGGTCTGTGTCCCCGAGACAGAGGGTGCGGCGCTCGCCTCCCACGTCTGCGGGGTGCCGACGGCGGTCAGCACGTAGGCGCTGTTCTTGGTGGTGCCGTCGGCGACGTACATCGTCGGCCCGACGCTCCCGTACCACGGGTGCGCAGACGTCGGCGGCGCACCCGCAGCCTGCGCGGCCGCGAGCGCCGCACGGAACGCGGCGACGCTGGGGAATCTGACGACGATGCCGGCGGCGGCGAAGCCGGCCTCGTAGGCGTCCAGCAGGTCGTCGCCGGGGTCGGGGACGGGGATGCCCTTGGGTGTCTGGTGCACGGGGTTCCTTCCGAGTTGGTCAGTCGGCGTCGACGAGCATCGCGGACAGCGTCGACAAGCCGATGTTGGGGCGCCAGGAGCCGGTGTTCTGCCAGTGGCCGAGGCACAGGCCCTCGCCGGCGGCCAGGTGTGCCATGCCGACGGCGATGGGGCGTGTGGTCACGCTGGGGATCAGGGCGCGCGTGTCTGCGGGGTCTCGGTCCCAGTCGACCCGGCCGATGCTGCGCCGGTAGAGACCGACGGCGGCCGCCCACCCGGACTGTGTCGTCGGCCACTTGAATCCGGCGGAGGCGACGATCCAGTACCAGCCGGTGACCGGGACGACCAGCCACCCGCCCGCGTGGGTGAATCCGCCCGACTCCTGGATGAGGGAAGCGTCGTTCAGGGTGAGGATGCCGTCCTTGCCGCTGGCGGCGTTGAGGCCGGCGTTGGCAGGCCACTGGACGACCGCCCGGGGAGGGGCGATGAGGTTGCGCCAGTCCTCGCGGCCGACGAGGGTGTCGCCCACCTGGTAGGTGACGCCGGACGAGTCCAGGACCGCCCGGCCGCCGCCGGTCCTCTCGCGGATCTCGATCCTGGCGCTGCCGGCACTGTCGCGGCCGATGTGCAGGCCAGCCCCACCGGAGTCGGGCTCACGCCACGTCTCGACGTACTCCAGCACCTCCAGGCGGCACGGCTGGAGCACCTGCACCTGCGCGCTGGCGCTCGTGAGCGTGCGGGTGACGTCACCCACCGTGACCGTCACAGGAGTGTCGACGTCGGCCTCCAGGTGCACGACCTGCCGGGCGCGCCCCCCGCCGTCGTCGATCGTCACGAGCGCGTCCTGGGTGACAGACGAGCGCAGCCGCAGCCGGGCTGACAGGTCCGCGAGCGGGCGGGCGCCCGTCGGTGACGACAGGTACGTCAGGTATCCGGGCTGCTGGGCCGACGCCTCGCGGATGTCGATGGACACGGTCGACCCGGAGACCGTCGGAGCCCCCGACGGGGACGACCAGCGCCGGGGGACAGCGACAGCGGTAGCCAGACGGCCCGCGTCAGCGAGCTCGAACTCGCCGCCCACGAGGCGGCCGCCCACGATCAGGTTGCCGAGCAGGTCGCCGACGACCGCACGGCCGAGGATCGTCGCGCCCCCCGCGGTCAGCATGTCGGTGGTCACGTACGGCACGATCAGCTCGGGCGCGATCTCCTGACGCACCCACGCGCTGCCGTCCCACACCCACCAGGACTGCACGCGCCCGGTGAGCGTCGGCGACGGGTACACCCACGCGTGCGTGCCAGCCGGGCGCCCGGCGGCGTCCTCGGCGCGCGGCTCGTGCGCCAGGTGCAGGACCGTGGTGCCGCCGGAGATCATCGCCTCCTCCACCCGGGCACCCAGCGCACCCATGGGCACAGGCCTCGCCCCCTCGGGCAGGCTGATCGGTGAGGTGATCTGGAGCGGCCGACCGTACCGGTCCAGCAGGACTGCCACGACCGCGCCGACCGCGGTCAGCCCGCCATCGGTGCGCCCCGTGACCGATGACGTCGGCGACGGGTGTGGGATCCCCACACGCACCCACCCGGCAGGCAGGTCGGGCTCCTCCGCGGGGGTGGCCTGTACGACTCCCAGCACCATCGACGGCGCATCCTGTGCGGCCGCCTCAGCGGAGGCTCGTGCCGCGGCGCGAGCGTCGTGGTGCGGGGTACTGGACAGCCACAGGGACGGGGGCAGAGCCATCGGGCACTCCTCTACAGGTCACCATTCGAGAACGTCGAGGTCGATGCGCATGGAGGCGCCGACCTCGGAGACGGGCAGCGTGTACGCCACCACCCGCCCAGCGAACGCCGGCTCGGACGCGGGGACGACGCCGATGACGTCGCCGACCTCGATCCGTGGATCCGCCGCCACCTCGATGCTGCGGGACACCACAGCAGAGAGGTCCTGACGCATGTAGGTCTCAGCAGCCTTCTCCACCGCCTCACGGGAGGAGGCCGCACTGAACTCCTCGTGGCGGGTCACCCACCCGTACGAGTCCGGGTCGAACGGCGGCACACGGTTCTCCCGCACCGCCGTCCACTTCTCCTCGGTCTCACCCTCACGGTGCGTGCCGGTCACGACCCACCGGTTCGGGGTGCGGTCGTCACGGCCCGGGGCCGGCGGCGCGTCCAGCAGCCCCGTCGCCGGCGTGAACACCACGTCCGGGGATGACGCGTCCCGCAGCGGGTACAGGTGCAGGCACCCGTCCACCCCGGCACGCACCCCAGCCGACCGCGACTCAGCGAGCTTCGACAGCGACTCGGTACGCGACAGAGTCCACTGCGTAGACACGCTCACCGGCCCGTCATCCACACCAGGATCCAGCACCACAGGCACCGTCCCAGCCAGCCGCTGCGCCTCGCTGCGCACCGTCGCACCCGACTCCGGCGACGACGGCCACGCCATCGGATCATCCTCCAGCACCCGCATCAGATCATGCGCCTGCACCGTGACACCACGGTCACCCACAGACCACGACGAGTGCACGAACATCCCCAGCGGGGTCTCCCACCGGCGCCCGTCCGGCGCCTCGCACACCACGGTCACGTGCGACCGCTGACCGAACCGGGCCAGCGGATCCTCCGGCGAGCCTGGCGCCCACAACAAGGGCGCCTCATACGACAGCAGGGCAGGCACGACACGCTTGCTCGTCCACTCCAGCCGCAGACCCGACACCGGCACACCCACCGCCAGAGTCCGCGGCCCGAGCGACACATCCACGCGCACACCCACAGCCAGGCCGCTGGCGAGAGCCGACGACGGCGGACCCACCCTCACGGCATCCCCGCAATCATCCTGCACAGATCCAGGTAGGTGCGATGCGCCCACCCGCGATCGATGGCGTCCCACTCACCCCAGGTGACCACGCCCGAGGCGTACCCGCGTGCCCCCTGGAACGTGGGGCCGGTCGCGTCCTCCAGGCCATCACGAACCTCGCAGGACAGCGACCAGGAGCGGCGCACAGCCGGCCGATGGGCAGTGCGCTGGTTCGCCGCCTTCGACACGACGACGACACGCACAGGCTCGATATCGCACCCGTCCACGTCACACACCGTCTCGTCATGGACCACGACCAGACGGCCAGCCCCAGACACCAGGGCCCGCAACGCATCCGTCGCAGCCCCAGACGTCACGCACTCCATAGAGAACGAGCTCGGCGCGCCAACCAGCGGCCACCGGTCAGCCACACCCCGACTCGTCCGCTGCGACACCACAGACACACCCATGTCCGTGTCATCAGAGCCCAGCCACCTCACCGGCGCCACCACGTGGCCCGTCCGGTCCGTGACCATGTGCGACCCGAGCGACGCGCGAGCCAGCCGGACCTCAGACACCCCCTGCCGGTACACCGTCTCTCGGCCCACCGGCGCCAGAGGATCACACACCGGCACCCCCACACGGGACTCGCCGACGACCGCCAGCAACCGCCGCCCTGCCCACACAGGGCCGGGCTCAGACGGCGTCACGCACGGCATCCCCGTGTGCGACGCCACCCACCCAGTCAGCGCCACAGCAGCCCCCTTCCGTCACCGATTCAGGTGGTTCGAGTAGACGATCCGCCCATCAGCGACCGTCGTCATCACCTGCCTGATCTGCTCCCCAGTCAGCGGGTTGTCCACCACCACCGTCAGATTCACGGGCGGCACCGACGTCGACGACACGGACATAGGCGGCACGTACGCGTTGGACGGGATTACAGCCCCACCCTCAGCGAACCGCGCACGCCCCTGGCGGATCAGGCTCCTCAGCCTGTAGATCGCCCCCTGGCCTCCGGCCGCCTGCACCTCAGCGGCGGTCAGCACGTGCTCGCCGGCGGATAGCATGGCGGGGATGCTGTCCGAGGTGCCGGTGCCCGGCCCGTAGACCGCACCACCGTCAGCCTTCGCCATCACGCTGCCGATGGTCTTGTGGTAGGTGGTGACGGTGACAGTACGGTCCTGGAGCGAGTTCAAGTTCGTGCGGATCGTCTGGATCGTCCCGGATGCGTTGTCGCGACCCGTGATCGTCACCGCCCCAGTGGTCCGGTCGATCTCAGCCTTGACCGAGTCCTTCGTGACCGTCACAGGACCACTGTCACCCTGGATCGTCACCGTCCCGTTCGAGTTGTCGATGATGCCGATCGCGTACGCGAGCTGCGCCTGCGCCGCCAGCGTGTCACCGGTGATGGTCATCGTCCCAGTGGTGCTGTCAACCTCCTGGGACATGCCCATCAGGTTCTCGCGCGCCTCATCCAGGCTCGCACTCACCTGGATCGACCCGTTGGCGAGCGGCGGCCCACCGGTGTACGCCTCCACCTCAGCCTGAGCGGGCTCAGTGTCCGCATGGATCGTTGTCGTCACCTGCTCAGGGATGAGCCGGAGAGCGTCAGCGAGAGCATTCGCCTCATCCTCGCTCATGCCCATCGCGGTCGCGAAGGAAACGAAGTCCTCTCGGCCGGCCCGGAGCGCTTCCGACATCGCGGCGATCTCGCTGGCGTCGACGAAGCCGTCGGCGGCCGCCTCCTGGGAGAGAGCATCCACCAGATCCCAGGCAGAATCAGCGATGCCGTCCAGCGCCTCCTCCAGGTCGTCCGCAGACGCCTTGCCGCTGGCCATCGTCTCCCACGCGTCAGAGACAGCCTCACGGTAGTCGCGGGCCGCGTCACGAGCGTTCAGGATCGCCCCAGGCAGTGACATCAGGGCGTCGACCATGTCCTCGATCTTCGAGGCCGTGGACTCCGCTTCCTCGCCGACGCCAGCGATACTGTCCGCCGCCTCTCCCGCGGGCGCCTCGATCTCACCGAGAGCGAGGCCGAGCAGGGTCGCGTCATCAGCCGGAAGACCAAGGTCTGATGCAAGGCCGACGAGCTTGTTGCGCAGCGCGGGCAGCGCGTCGAGCAGGTCAGCCATGGCCTCTGGCGTGTCCGCACCGAGGGTCTCCGCGAGACGCTTGAATCCTGCGACAGCCTGGTCCGTGTCCATGGACGCCAGGACCTGCCCCATAGAGGCGAGGTCGTCCTTCATCTTCTGGATGTCGGTGCGGGCGTCGACACCAGCAACCTTCGCGACACTGTCCAGGAACGACTGGAACGACATAACGGCCGAGTCCAGCATGGACGGGTCCGCGAGAGTGTTCAGTGCACCCCGCAGAGTGTCCGTCGAGTAGGCAGCCGTGTCGAACGACAGGGCGACGTTCTCGCCGGTTCGGACAGCAGTCAGGAGGGCGTTCTCAGACTCCTCGACAGACCGCGTGAAGTCGTTCATCGCGTCACCGGCGGACGCGAGCGCAACAGCGATCCCCGCAGCACCCAGAGCCTTGCCGAGACCCCGCATCTTGCCGCCGACGCCGTTCAGCTTCGCGCCAGTGGCCTCCGAGATCACACCGAGCTCGACCAGGGCGGTACGGAAGGCCACAACGCGAGGTAGAGCAGCCATAGCGGCACCGCCCACCACAGCGACAGCACCACCACTGAGCGCGATGACGTTGACCGCCTTCTGAACACCCTCGGGAAGCTCCGTGTAGGCGTTGAGGACGTCGGTCGCCATCTGCGTGGCATACCGGGCGACCCCGTTCATCGACTCGCCGGCCGTGATCTGCGCGGTCTCCCACGCGCCCGACAGCCGCTCGATGTCACCCTTGAGGTTGTCCATGCGCGTCGCGGCGGACTCGGCAGCGAACCCCTGGTCGTTGACCGTGTTCGTCCACTTACGGATACCCTCGGCACCCTCCTGGTACAGGACGTTCGCGCCACGAATGGCGTCCATGCCGAAGATCGTCGCCAGAGCGGCGTTCCGCTGCTCCGCAGACAGACCAGACAGCGCCGACTGCAGCTGGCCCGCCAGGCCCTCCATGCCGACGAACTGCCCGGACGCGTCGTAGACGCTGATCCCGAGCTCGTCCATCAGGGTCTTGGCCCTCTTGGTCGGGGCCATGAGGTGGATCATCATCGTGCGGAACGACGTGCCGGCGTCCGATCCGATGAGTCCTGCCGCCGCGAAGGCGGTGAGTGTCCCGACCGTGTCCTCGACAGACAGCCCCATCTGGTTTGCGACGAGACCGCCCTGGCGCATCGCGAACGCCAGGTCGGAGACGCCACCCTGCGCGGCCGCGGCGCCAGCGGCAAGCAGGTCCGCGACATGCGACACCTCGCTGCCACGCAGGTTGAACTGCGTGAGCGCGGTCGCCGCGATCTCGGCAGCGTCCGCCACCGACAGCTCGCCCGCCGCAGCAAGGTCGAGAGCGCCGTCGAGAGCGCCACCGAGGATGTCGGACGCGCTGACACCTGCCTTCGCGAGCTCGTCAATACCGGCGGCGGCCTCGGTGGCGGTGAAGACCGTGCGCCTGCCTGCGTCGAGGGCGGCCTCGCGCAGCAGGTCCATGGTCTCTGCGGATGCCCGGGTGGAGACCTGGACCCGGTCCATCGCCTGGTCGAAGTCCGCGTAGGAGGAGACCGCGTTAGCGGTGACCGCGACCATCGCGGCACCGGCGACGGCGACCGCCGACCCCACGGTGGTCCACGCCTCGGCCTGCAGCTGGGCGGACTGGGCGACTCGACCCAGGAACGTGCCGGCGACCTCGCCCGTAGAGTCGGCCTTCTTCGCCAGGCCCTCCAGGCTTCTTGACGCACTGTTGATCTGGGCGTTGAAGTCGGCGACGTTGGCGCGCAGAGTTACCCGAATGGAGCGGTCGGCCACAGGTTTCCTCTCCTGTCTTCGTCAGCCAGGTGGCATGATTGAGGTGATTGGTTGACGTCGACCTAGGAGCCTCCTGTGTCCACTCCCCCTACCCTTGAGTTCGCCATCAGGAAGGCCAGCAACGCCCGGTTCTGGACGCTGCTGTTCGCCGCACTGACCGTCCTCGCTGTCGTCAACGAGGTGCAGGCGTGGACTGCCGCGTTCCTTCTCACCGTCGTGTTCGGCGCCATGTGGGCGCGGTGGGCAAGGATCGTCAGGACGATGACTCTCGGCCGCAGGTGAGCGGTAGCCGACGTAGGAACACGAGCTCGCCTGCGTCGTGCTGCTCGACGTCGCGCATGTAGCGCTCCTGCGCCTCACGGGCGTGACAGACGAGCGGGTCGACCTCGTACAGGCCCTCACTGTCGCCGAGGGTGTCCTCTGCGAGGAACCCGCACCCACAGGGACACAGAAGGTCCTCGTACTCGTGCAGGGCGAGGGCTAGCATCCGGTCGGTCTCGGACCACTCAGACGTGGGGGAGACTCCCAGCATGAACAGCGGAGACCTCCCCCACTCCTGGGCGGCCCGGAGCGCCTTGACTACCGGCTGGTACTCGGGGCGGGCGAGGACGCGCCCGAGAAAGGGGGCGTCACCTTCGGCGCTTTCAGGTTGGCCTCACGGCACGCGGCCAGGAGCAGGTCCACCTGGTGAGGCTGAGACTGCCAGACCGTCCGCAGCATCTCGGTGGTGAGCCCCGCGGGCTCGACGATCTGGGCGGCGATGGTGGCGAGGTTCTGGTCGAGGACGGTCGCGTCTGACGGCATGGCGTCGGTGACGGCCTTGACTGCCTCGAGGGAGCGGGCCTCAACGACAACGTCGAGCGCCGACGCCGCGAGAGCCTCGTACACCTCGCTGAGGGTTGCACGGTCGGCGGTGGTGTCGTCTCCGGCGAGCCTGGCGAGGCGGATCCTCTCAGACAGAAGGTCGATGTCGGCGAGCAGGTCACCACGGGCGTACAGGGTGACAGCGCGCCGGGTGGGTCGGACACCCGCGATCCACTCGGCGAGGTCGAACGTCTCGACGTCGAGCGGGGCCTCAGGCGCATCCTTGGAGGCGAGCACGGCGTCAGTAGTGGGCTCGGGCGAGTAGGTGGGCTCGGCGATCATGAGGGGGCCTTTCGATCGGATTCTGGTGCGGTACAGGTGGGGGCCGGTTGGTGGTTGTGGCCTGGGTGCGAGGACCCCCTTCCCACACCCAGGCCACGCTTGCGGTTACGCCGCCTTGACGAAAACGTCCAGGCGCGCGTCGAGGACACCCAGCGGCACGATGCGCTTGATGTAGCCCACCGTGCGCCCGGAGGGTGTCTGCGCCACGTCGGTGATGACCTCGTACACCGAGACGATGTCGTTCTCCGCGATCTCGACGTCAGCCTCGGGGCCCTCGCGCTCGACGAGGTACAGGGTGGTCCCCTTGGTCTTGAAGAGGTTCCAGACCTTCATCTCGGCCTCGACAGGCCGGCCGTTCTCGTCGAGGTACCAGAACGGGGTCACCGAGCCCTCGTACTGGGACGGGCCGAACGACTTGCCGTCACCTCGCTTGCACAGAGGAACCTCGCCGATCGTGGAAGAACCAGTCGGGCCGAGCTTGTAGTCCTCCTTGTTGATCGCACAGTCAACGCGGACGCCCTTCTTGATCTCCTCGACCGTGGGGGCCGCCAGGTTCTTGGGGCGCGTGGTGAGCGCGTAGAGGGCGATGTTGCCGTCTGAAAGACGCAGAGGCATGGTCAGTTCTCCTTCTCGGCCTCACCGGTGTCGGTTGGCCAGGTGTTGGTGATGTTGTCGTGGGGGTCTCCCGCGGGCGCGGGAGTCTCGGGATCCTCGTCGTCGAGTGCCATTCCCCCGCAGCAGCCTTCGGAGGCACCCTCAGGCGGGGTGGTGGAGAACTCCCGGGACAGGTCCGGGTCCGCCATCCAGTGATCCGGGATGAGGACGCGACGCCCGTTCCTGTCGAATGCGGTCATGAGCGCCATGAAGCGCACCTCCTATGAGGTCGGGGTGGATACGAGATGCCACTCATCGACAGCGAAGACCGGGTGCCTGCCCGTGCCGGGAACGACAACGTCCCGGTCAGGAACCGCCCCCTGGCCGCCTATGAGAACGAGGGGCTCGACCATGCGCCCGGGAACTGTCAGCCGGGCGCCGTCAAGGACAGCACGGCACTTCGACTGCGCCACCAGCACGTTGCGAGCGCTGTCCGCCGCGACAGTCACCATGAGGCTCGTGTCGATGACGGTGCGCGCACCGCAGAGAGTCACACCGTCAGGGACTATTCTGGGCGCCCAGAGAACCACGTACGGGTACGCGGGAATCTTGACATCCACGTCGATCAGGTAGACGTCAAAGCCAGCCGTTTTCAGGATCGCCTCGACGGCGTCAAGGTGATCGAGCACGCTCAGGGTCTCGGTCACAGCAGCAGCCTCTCCGTCAGATCACCGAGCGCCTGCTCGAAACGAGCAGCCTCCGCGTGCAGAGCACCCTCGGGCGCCGGGACCGTGCCGCCGCCACGCGAGGTACCGAAGTAGGCGATGTTGCCCAGCGAGCCAGGCGTGTGCTTCACCGGCCCGATCTCGGCGTACATCTCGCCACCACCGAACCCCGCGAAGTCGTGCAGGTCGTAGGTGATGCCAGACGCCATACCCTTGAAGTGCGTCGAGGAGCGGGCCTCCTCCTGGAGCTGGGTCTTGATGTTGAGCGCCCCCTTGGACAGGACGGGGCGAATGTGGCGGACCAGGGAGGCGGGGACGTGTCGCATGTCGGCTGCTACCGCCCTGACCTCGCTCACGTCGATACTCACCGAGGCCATCCGGTCCCACCCTCTCGCGGTCTAGTGCACGGTCTTGAAGACGAACAGGCGGGTCGCGGTCGCGTACGTCTTTGCGAAGTCGTTGCTGACGTCGAAGGCGTACTGGTAGCCGTCGACCGTGATGACGTCGTTGACGTCGAACGGGCCCGCAGTGACGGGTAGGTGGATCTGGTAGCGCTGCTGAGTGAACCGGTGCTCGCCGGCAGATGGCGTCACCTCGTAGGACTCGTAGGACTGCACCTTGCACCTGCCCTCGTAGACGAGGGTCATCTTCGGGCGCTCGTAGCCGTCGGGCCCTACCTCGGGTGGTCCTGGGCGCTCGACACGGCAGTGCTCGACCATCAGGGACTCAGCGAGCGCTCTCGCCGCCCGCATGACAGGAGACAGGCGCCCGCTCACCAGCACGCCCCCGTCGACGGCGGGATCGTGCTGATGCAGAACGCACCCTGCTTATCCCGCACGTCCTCAGGAGTGAGCATCGCCCACTCCTCCTCGGTCAGGCCGAGACCGTAGCCAGCGACGTCTCTCGTGTAGTAGTAGTCGTCGATCCTCTCCGAGGTCTTCCCCTCGGGGTTGAGGACCTTGCGGGCGACGACCTGGGGGATGACGACGTCGAGCGCCCCCTGGTCCAGGTCGTCCAACGGCGTGCGCAGGCGAGTCCTGATCAGGAGCTCGCACGACGCGATCCACCTCTCCACCTGCGCCCGCTCTAAGTCGTCAGAGATGGGGCGCCCCAGCTCGGCCTCGACATCCTTGACTTCCACTGCTGCCATGCTGGGACACCCCATCTCCTGCTTTATGGTGCGAGGTCAGTTGCCTCGCGCGTTGTCGACGGCCGCGATCACGTCATCGCGGCCAGCGGACTCGTCGACGTCGACACCGATCTCCTGCGCGTACGCGTGCCAGGACTCGGCGCTAGCCCCCTTGCCGGAGCGCGGGGGCTCCTGCTGGGTCGCCGCCGCCTCCTCCGGCTGCACGGGCGGCACCTGCTCCTGCTCGACGACAGGCTCCTCCTGCTCACCCTCAGCCCACACACTGGGGTTCAGGATGAGAGCAGCGATGTCGTCAGCAGGCGCCTCGCCCGCCAGGCACCAGACAGTGCCGGCGGGCGAGTGCACCACGACGTTCTCAGCGAGCCGCCTACCCATCACAGGACCTTCGCGGCCATGGACAGGTTCGCGTTCGCCAGCACCGGCAGCGCGATAGCGTCGCTGATGACCTCGGCGATCATCGGCGGCTTCTCACCCCGGTACACGCCAGCGACGATGCCGGGCTGCTCGTCCTCGGCGATGCCGTACTCGCCGGCAGACGCGGTGAGCGTCTGCCCCCAGAAGGTGGCGCCGAGCTCGGAGACGCCCGACAGCGGATCCACAGGCTCAGGCAGGAGCAGGATCGTGTTCTCGGGGACCACGAGACCACCCGACGTGCGACGGGTGAACCTCTCGATCTCCGGGAGACCCTGACCGTCGAGGACGGTCTGAGCATCAGCCAGGGAGGCAGGACGGGACGCGCCACCGACGAGGACGGTGCGCATGCTCTCCGAAGCGAGCAGCGCCCGCAGCGCCTTCGAGCCCATGACGATCCGGCCAGGCATGACGCCGTTGATCTCGGCGTACTTGTCGCACCAGGCAGTCAGGTCGTCGAGAGGCTTCGCGCCCGACGCCGACCACAGCGTGGCCGCAGCGACAGTCAGAGTACTGTCGCGGCCGAAGTCCGCCTCCAGGGCGAAGTTCGTCTGGCCGGTGGTCGCCTTGCCAGTGGCGAGGATCGTGCCACGCAGGCGCTCGATGCGGTCAGAGACAGCCGCGACGACATTGTCCGTCGCCCGCAGGATGACCTTGCGGATGGCCTCGTCAGACGCATTCCGTGCACGCAGCTGGCTGTACTCAGACACCGGGACGTTCTTCCCGATGGCCGGCAGGTCGATGGTGACGCGCCGGCCGCCATCGCCCTTGCCGATCTCGATCTCGGCGTCGTACGCACGGAACGTCGCCTCGGACACGAGACCGTTGTCGCCGACGAAGAAACGGGCAACAGTGTCCATCACCTCACGGTGCGGAAGGAAACGAGCGAGCGAGCCCTTGGCCTTCTCGCGGGCCTCAAGAGACTCGCGAGCGTAGCCGGTCAGCTCGGCCGGCTCGATGACGTCGGTCCACAGAGCCATGCTCAGGCCTCCTTGATGTAGACGAAGGTGGTCTCGTCGTCGGCGCCGGCCGGGGGCGTGAACGTCTCCGGGAGCGACTTGACCTTGACTCGACCGTGGTCGATGACCGGTGCGGCGATCTTGCCGCCGCTGCCGGGCTGGTCAGTGAGCAGGAAGCCGGAGAACTTCCCGGTCCCCGCGTACGGCGTGGCCGTGCCGCCCGTGATCGTCACGGGCGTGCCGGAGGGGATGACCCCGTTCTTCACCTTGCTGGTGAAGGCGGTGGGGTCGATGGTGACGGTCCTGGCGTTGCGGATGCCGTGGCTGGACCCCAGCCAGGACATGTCGCCAGAGCCGAACGACTCGGTCTTGAGCCTCATGTTCTACTCCTTTGAGTGGGTCTGCTGGTAGAGGTCGCGGCCAGCAGCGACAGAGCCCGAGCCCTTTCCGCCGGAACCGCGCCCCTGGGAGGGGTCCGGGGGAAGCACCTGACGCCCCGCTGTCGAGGCGTTGGGGATGAGAGCCTTGAAGTCGGCAGCGTCCTGCTGGATCTCCTCAGGGGTGCTTCCCCTGAGTCGGTCCGCGAGTTCGAGAGGAAGACCGTTGGCGACCGCCGCAGCCACACGCTCGTTCGCCAGACGCAGAGCATCGCGCTCCTGGGTGGCGGTGGTGAGGTTCTGGGCAGCCTCCTCATGCTTGCGGGTCATCTCCTGGAGAGCCTGATGAGCGGCAGCGAGATCACGCTCGGCCGCCTTCCTCGCCTCACGCTCAGCGGCGATGGCCTTCTTGCCGCCCTCCCCGAGTACCGCATCGTCGGCGGGCTTCTGGACGGACGATCCCTCGGCAGGCTCCTTAGCGGAGCCCACTGCAGCAGCGTCTCCGCCGCCGGTGGACTCGTCCGCGGTGGTGATGAACATCAGGAAACGGTTGCGCCCGCGCATGTGGGTGTCCCTCTCGGTAGTGGGCATCGCGCCCAGTTGGATTCCCGTACGGCCCTCGCGGCCGCAGGAAGCATCGGGTCAGTACACCTGCCCGTTTCGGGCCAGGAGATACCTGTAGGTGCGCTCGTACTCGGCGGCGAGCCCAGGGGGCGCAGGCCGGATGGTTCCGCGCACCTGCGAACCACCCCGCAGCTCGACCGCGCCAGACGACGTCGGATCGATCCCCATGCGGGCAAGATCCCAGTTCCATCGGGCATCAGCCACGCGACGCTCAGCAGCTGTCATCGTGTAGCGGGAGCTCGGGTTTCTCACGCCGGACTCACGGGCCCTCAGTACGGCGTCGACGGCAGCCCGACGATCACCTCCGTGACCGAGCGACCCGTACCCCTCGTAGTGGGCCCCGCGCAGGGATCCGCCCGACACCTGCCCGTCAGGCAGGATGTACCCGTTCTCAGTGAGGAGACGGATCGCGTCCGCACGGCTCGTCGCCTTCGCGTACACCCCTTCCGGGGTGAGCCGGAACGGGCGGCGCCCGCCCTGCTGGGAGTAGTAGTGTCCCCGCCGGCTCGCCCCTTCAAGGGTCCAGTGACGCCTGGCCTCAGCCGGCATGCGCCGGCGGCTGTTGGCGGCTGCGACTCCACGCCGGGAGTTGACCACCTGGTAGACGTCTGCGCCGTCTCGTATCGCCTGGGCGCCAGAGCGGGTGAAGAGCCGGTCCTGATCCGCCTCAGACAGGCTGTTGAAGTACTCGTAGGGGTCCGTGATGAGCCCCTCGCGGATCGCCCCGGCCGTGCTCCTGCTGGTCGCCAGGACGTGGACGCAGTCGCAGTTCGGGTGTCGGCGGAACCCGGCGTTCCACCGGTAGAAGCGCCCTGCGAGCACCACACAACGTGCACAGGAGGGAGGGTTGAGCATTCGCACGTACCCCACCCCTGGGCGTGTGACGACGTCGACCGACGCTGCCTGCCTGGCAGCATCAGCGACCGCCGTCACCGCGACGGTCTCGACGGCCCGGCGAGCGGCGGCGAGTGCGTTCCGGGTGCCGTCGCCGGCCTTGATCCGGGTGAGAGCCTGAACGCTCGCCCCACTGACCACGGACGACAGATCCACCTGCTCCAGCGGGCTGTCGTCGTCGATGAACCAGCCGACGAACGACGACGGAATCGCCAACGCCGAAGGGGCGACGTACGTCCCCTGCTGCGCCAGGGTCAGAGCCCCATAGGTGCTTCCCGCAAGAGCCGCATGCCACTGCAACGATCTCAACGTGCGAGTGAGCGGCTGGGCGGCAGCGTCCCATGAACGGCGAATCATCGCAGGGTTCACCGCAGCCCACGCTCGACGCACGGCTGCCACCCCTTGCGTCTGCAACTCTAGCACCTGCACGTAATGCCGCGCAGCAGCATCAGGAACGCTCACGTCACGTTGCCGATCTTCTCCGATAGCCGGTCAAGGAACGGGTCAGCCTCCTGGGCGGCGAAACGCCTCCGCTCGATCTCCATCCGATCAGGAGACCACCCCATCTCCTCCCACGCCCCCTCGCGGGACAGAATGGGCACGCCAGCGGCCAGCTTCTGCGTCGCGTCAGCACGCTGCGCATAGGTAGGCGTCCCGGCGTCATACCAGGTCGTGGCGATACGGTCGACGTCGACAGCACCACCCTCGGCGACGTACAGGGCCATTCCCATGAGAGACCCCAGCGCATTCCCGAAGGCGGCCTGCTTGCGCTCACAGTTCTTGATCAGACGCGACTCGTCCGCGCGGATCGCCCCCTCGGCCGCCGGCTGGTTGGTGTCCTGCGCGGCATAGCGAAGAGGTAGGCCGAGCACGGCAGCCGCCCACTTGAACATGTGGTTCACGCTGTTGTGGAAGTTGTCGAGGCTCGCCGCCGTGAACGTCCCGGCCTTCGCGTCCTTGTTCGTGATGCCCCACACCGACGTGAAGTAGGACTGCCACGTCGGCATCGGATTGCCCTTCTTGTCCCTGAAGTCCTTCGCCGACGCGCCCACCACGTACTTCTGTGGCATCGCGTTCGCCTCAGCAGCGACCTGGAGGTTCGTGATCTGGCGGGCGATCGCATCAGTCAGGGCGATCACGTCCGCCATCTCAGACGTCCCGTCAGCGAACTTCGCGCCTGTGCGGGCACGGTTGACGAACTGGACGACAGGAACCCGGCCGAGAGAGTGAGGCGCACGCGCCTCCTCAACCCACCTGCCACGGTCGAGAACGAGCCAAACGATCTGGTGCGGACTGTAGAGGGTCGCTGCACGACGACTGTCGTACTCGTCCCTGTACTCGCGCAGAGCCCACACGATCCGCCCAGTACGGAGGTCCGTCTCCACCGCGATATCAGGAGCATGCTCGGCACGGATGAGCGGCATGTCAGGACGATCAGGGTTGCCCCCCACCGACATGAACCCCCGCCCGTATATGAGCGCGTCCTTGACCACGAGCGGGACCGTCTCTGCCAGGTCGTTGCCGTCCCACAGGGCCATAAGCGCATCCGACGGCTTCGACTCGCCAGGAAGACGAAGCGACCTCACATCAAGGCGCCGCTCAACCTCGTCCACCGCCATCCGGGGGATGTTCAGGACGGTCTCGAACTTCCTGAGCTCCTCAGGGACCGCGAGCCCCAGATGCACCAGGCGCTGTGCCCCCTCGTAGTAGGCGCTCAGGCGCTCCCCGTCCCGATGCTTGTGGGAGATCTTCCTCCGGAGGCGGCCCACGGCCGCGTTCTCCTCCTCGGTCAGCACAGTGCATTCCCTCTCTTCGTTCTTGTCACCACCCCCTGTCGGGGCTACCAGCCGAAACACACGACGGCGTTCGTCTGCTCCTCCTTGCCCCACCCGAGGGCCCGCATGTCTGACGCCGCCTCATGAGCAAGCACGTCAGCCATCAGCATGTCGATCTTCTGGTGCTCAGCAGGCTTCCCCAGAATGAACTTGTCGCCCGGCTTAGCGACCATCCTCGCGTTGAGAGCATGAGCCTCCATCGTCGGATCCATGCTGTGCGTCGTCAGCCCCTCAGCAAGGTCCTCCCGGTAGCGGACCAGCGCCGGGAACATGCGACCGATCTGATTCGTCGGCCACTGGACCACCACTTCCTCGCCGTACCGGGCCGACCAAGCATCAGCCTGCGTCTCCCAGTGGCGAGGATCCACGTACATCCTGCCGACGTCGTAACGGCGCATGATCTCGTCAACAGCCGCGTTGACCTCACCGCGCGGGATGCGGTTCTCAGGCCACTCCTCAGGATTCCAGAACGTCGGCCTCGAATCCGGGCCGTACGTCGGAGTGAACCGGTGCCCGTCAACCGTCTCGCACCGAAGCGTCGTCCAGTCACCGGACCTGCTTCCGTCGAAACCGATCGCGACCCTCGCCCCGTCAGGAACAACGACGTCGACCGTCCTCTCAGACCACGTCTTCGTCGTCAGGAACGACCCCTTACCCTGCACAAGCCGGTTCCCGAAGAACCTCTCCGCCTGCGTAGGGTCCGTCTCCACGAGCTCGGCTGCCTCCGCGTCGATCGCCTTCGGGTCAACCCACGGCGACGACGCATACACGAACACGTGGATCTTGTGCCGATCCCGCACCTTCCCGTAATCCAGGTGCGATGGCGGCTTCTCGTAGAAACGGAACACATCCGACGTCCGCGACTGGAACGCCTGCTGAGCCGCACTGTTCTCCATCGGATCCCACGGGTTCGTCAGCTCGATAGTCCGCCCCTGCATGCCGGCCACACCACGACGGATCGTCTGCCACGTCGACAGCACACCATTGCGAGCCGTGTACAGGCCAGACTCATCCGCGATCGCCGACGTGAACGGACGACCGAGCTTCGACCTCGCCGCCGAGGTCACCGGGACGATCATTCCCGCGTTCGGCAGACGAATGAACCCCTCACGGACCTTCACGAAGTCGTCCAGAGGCCCAGACCGGATCATCGACTGCAACGGCTCGTAGACGTTCTGGGTCTGCTCCTCAGCCACGGCGAGAAGCGCGATCAGCGACTTACGCCTCGGCGCCCCCATCGCCTCACCAGGCTCATACTCGTACTCCCAGCCACAGCCGCAGCCGTGCTCCGAGCACCTGTACGCCTCACCGCCAACAGCGAACCCGGCGAACGTCGTCGGCCCCACCCCCTCCGCGAGCGCCATCGCAGCCGCCCACGGAGACTTCCCCGACTTCTGCGGGCCGACCAGCACGCTACGCCTGTAGGTGAACGGCGCAACCAGCCGGCGAGCGTCAGCAACAGCATCAGCCCTCACCCGGTAGTGGTTCGCCGCGCAGAACAGCTGCCAGCCGTTGAACACCAGGCCCTCACCCTCGTACACGCCAGACGGGACAGTGCAGTGGTGCTCAACCCAGTCCGTGACGACGAACCCGAGCGTCAGCATCGGGTCGAAGTCGAGCGCCAGCGGGCGCGGCTCATCCATCGCGGCCACCACTGATGACCTTCATCCTGCTGCGAGACGAGCCAGGCCGCCGCTTCGCCGACTCGACAGCAGCATCCGGCACCTCAGGATCACCGATGACCCACCCGTTACGAGCAAGCCCCGGCCCCGTCAGACCAATCTCCTCCTGAAGACGCAGCATCGCCGTCCGATCCGCCGCCGACGCCCCCGGCATCTCACAGAGCGCCGCCACACGAACCCACTGCGCCACCGAGTACACACGCCACGGCTCCGACGCCCACGCAACGGCCTGCGGAAGAGACCACGCAAACACCCACAGGCGAGCCTCGGCACGCTCCAACGCGTCAGTCTGAGACGCCGAGGCAACACCGTCACGATCCGGGCGGGCCTGAGGCGGCTCAAGCGGGAACTCAGGAACAGGACCGTGGTAGCCAGACGCAGGAAGAACGCGAAACGTGAGGCCACGCCGGTCACTACGAGCAGAAGACGCCGACGGGGCAGGACCCGAGACAGCACGGGCGCCACCAGAAGCCATGAATCACTCCTTCCTCCGGCATCGCGCCAGAACAGTGCGCACATGGCATCGCGCCAGGCGCATCGAAACAGGGGCAGAAGGGCCAGGTCGCGGATGTTTGAACCCTCCGCACTATGGAGACACCTCACCGGCGGTCTGTGTACCAGTCGTTGTGTCACCCTCCCCCCTGGGGGGGTATGTCTGGACATTTGACTCGAATGTCAGGTCGTTTGTAAGGACGTTGGTATGTTAGGACATGTGTGATCGAAGGCCGCCTGCGCGACGGTTGCAACTGGCGTGTGCTGGTCCGAGGTAGTGGCGGCGGTCGTCGGCATGGTCGAGGTCCCATGCGTCCGTGGGTGTGATGGGCTGCCTGCAGCGTGCGCAGAGGATGGGCTGGCCGGCGGCGTGGGCCTGGGCGATGAGGGTGGCGGTGTGGCGGCGCTCTCTCTGGTGTGTGGTGTCGTAACCGCGTGTGGTGGATGTGCCTCGTGCGCGCTCGTGGTCGCGTGCGTGGGTGGGGCATCGGCGTGTGCCGGCGGGGATGAGCTTGGGGCAGCCGGGTGTGGAGCAGACTCGTCGCGGCATGTGGTGTCTCCTGCGTGCTCGTCGCGTGTGGGGTGGGTCGACTGGGGTGCGGTAGTCGCGCCCTGTCTCGGTCGGAGCGGGGCGCGCCGCCCGCCCCCAGTAGTGCTCTACGTCACTACTGGGGGCTTCCTTTTTGGTCGGGACCGTGGTATGGTTGGGGTGTCGGCGGGGGGATGAGCCCCCAGCCCAGATCGGGAAGGACCCCGAACATGAACACCGTTCACCCCTACTTCGTCACCAAGGCCCGCGCCTGGATGATCTCCGCTGGCGGCGACCCCGCCAAGGCGGGCGAGCTCGCCCGCTGGGCGCAGATCGCCTGGTACGCGGCTCGCACCGCCACCGGTGCGCCGGACCACACCCACGGATTCCGCTACAGGGGCGTCATCATCGCCGAGGACGGCACCCTGCTGGCCGAGACCCGTCGCTGCGGCAGGTCCCGGGGACTCCAGGCCGACTACGTCGACCTGGGCGACCTCAAGCGCCTCACCGGAACTGATGGCGGCCCCCACGTCGTTGACATGGCGCTCGGGCGGATCCGGCGGGCTGTGGGCCAGCCTGTGGCCCACGTGCGCTTCTCCGAGGTCTGCGAGGGTCGCGCCCCCCAGGCGTGACCCTCACGAACCGCTGGGCGGGGCACAGTCCCCACCCAGCGGGCACGAGGAGTGGATGATCATGAGCACTCAGAGCACCGCCCGCCGCATCCTGCGCGATGCGTCCCGCCACATCTCTCTCGCTGACCTGTGGGTCAGTGTCGACGAGCTCGGGCTCGACGCCCCCACCTGCCCCGACCTCTACGAGGATGGGGAGTCGTACCTGGTCCACCTGGCGGTGGACACCTACAGCCGCACGGCGGATCTGTCGGTGCGCTGGTGGCGCGCCGGCGACTACGACGACGGCATCGTCTACCAGCCCGCCGGGGCCGTCGCCGCTCGTGACGACATCACGGATGCCACCTGGGGCGACGAGTCCCTGCGGTACGTCGGTGGCGTGAGCCGGGCGGCCCGCGCACGCCTGGCCACCATCATCGAGAGCGCCCTGCGTGAGCGTGGCTACGACCCCGCGGGGTACAGCATCGGGGGTGACCCCCGATGAGTGTGATGAGTGCGCCGCCCGTCGCCGACGTCGTCGGCGATTTCCTGGCCTGCCTGGCGGGCAGGACCCAGGAGAACTATGCGGGCGATCTCGGCCTGTGGCGCGCGTGGCTGGCGGGGCGTGGCGTCACCCCCGTCGAGGCGAGTCGGCTCGACGTCGAGCAGTGGGTCGCTCAGCGGCGTGCCGATGGCGTCGGTGCCCGCACCGTGGCCACCAACCTGTCACACCTGAGAGGCCTCTACCGGTGGCTGCTCAGGGAGGGAGTCCGCGACGACGACCCGACCGCCCTCGTCGTCTCACCCCACTATGGGCGCACCGAGCGCCCATGGCTCGGACGCGACGACGTCGGCCGACTGCTCCAGGCCTCCCTGACCTGGTCGGGTGGCGAGCTCGCCGCCCACGTGCACCTGTGGGCGCTGTCCGGCCTGCGCCCCGGGGAGCCCAGGGGCCTGCGAGTCGAGGACCTGGGCGCCCACGACGGACGGCCCACCATCAGTGTCGCCGCCACCAAAACGCCCGGGCGGGAGCGCCTGCTCCTGCCCGAGTCGACCGCACGGATCCTCGCCGAGGCCGCCGACGGGCGCCGACGCGGGATCCTGCTGGTGCACCCGCGCACCGGCCGGGCATGGACCAAGCCGACCGAGCAGGCCAGGCTCGGCCGCCTCCTGGAGCACATGGGCCTGCCCCACGTGACCGCCTACGGGCTGCGCACGAGCTTCATCACGCTCGCTCTCGCTGCGGGCATCGACGAGAGGCGCGTGATGATCAGCGCGCGCCACACCTCGTCAGCCCAGACGGCGCGCTACGACAGGATGCGCACCCAGGTCGAGCGGGGCGTAGGCCCCGAGCTCGCCCAGTGGCTATCCTCGGAGCAGGCGGGCGCCGGGCAGGAGGTGGCCCGATGAGCGCGGAGGATGAGGGGATGCTGGGCGCAGAGTTCAAATCCATGCGAGAGCGCATGGGACTGACCATCACGACAATGGCGGCCCTGCTGTCCGTCTCAGAAACAACGGTCAAAGCGTGGGACAAGGGGAAATATCGCCTCCCGGTGGGCGCGGCGAGCGAGGTAGAGATGCTGCGCGACTACACGCGCAGGTGCGTCGACACCGTCGTCGAGCTCGCCGCCGCCACCGAGGCACCAATGATTTTGGTATGGCACCTGACCGAGGACATGCCGGAGGGTGTCGCGCGCACGCTCGGCGCGCAGTGGTGGCGCTCCGTGGCCGCCGGCGCGCAGGAGCGCGTGCCCGGCATTGCTATCGGCTACGCGGCCGAGCTCGACGACCTCACCGGCAGCCGGGAGCGCACCCTGGCGCAGGCGATCACGCCTGCCGTGCTGCCGCCGCCCCGGTAGTCCGCACAGCCCCCAGTAGTGCTCTACGTCACTACTGGGGGCTTCCTTTTTGGTCGGGACCGTGGTATGGTTGGGGTGTCGGCAGGGGGATGAGCCCCCAGCCCAGATCGGGAAGGACCCCGAACATGAACACCGAGACCATCGCCCTGACCCCCGCCCTCTCCCGCCTCATGGGTGAGCCCGGACAGTGCCGCCCCGGCGGGCTCATGGTGTTCTTCGACACCGAGGATGAGGCCAAGCAGTGGGTCCTCGCCCGCCTCCACTGGGAGGCGCGGAACATCAACATCCTGGCCTGCTCGCTCGACGGCGACACGACCGACGCCCAGATCGACATGATCCAGGCCGCCCTCGACCCCGAGGGCGACTTCCTTGGACGCGCTGACGCCGCTGCCTGGCGGCGCGACATGTGCCACGCCATCCGCGGCGTGTGGCGCGACTGCTCCTACAGCACCGCCGACGGGCGCATTGGCGTCACCAGCGATGGCGTGTGGCTCGCCTACAGGAGCATGTTCATCTGAGAGGCGTCAGTTATTCGCGCCGCGTACTTCCGACCTTCACAGTCGGGAGTACGCGGCGCCCCGATATGAGGAGGCATGAGATGAGGTCTGCGGCGAGGAGAGTCATGGTGCGTGCGTCCGCGCGCGTGTACCGGTGGTGGTACCGGACTGACGCTGCCTACGTGCTCCGGCAGCGGCGGGCGGCGAGGGATGCGTGGCTGGCGTCTGCGCACCCGGCGGTGGTGATCATGCGCGGTATGCGCACTGCCGTCGTCGTCCTGGCGGGTGTCCTGCTGGTGGGTGCGATACTGGCTGGCGACATGTGGTGACCTGGAGGCCCGCTGAGGTGCGCGCCTGCGGGTGGTCGAGCTGGTCGGTAGCCCCCAGCCCCCTGTGTCCGTGGTGGATGCAGGGGGCTTCCTGCTGCGTGGCGCGCGCTCGGCGGGCTCGCGGCCGGAGGTGCTCTGTCGCTGCTCGGGCCCGCGAGCGCGGGCGCGGTCTCGTCGTCTGTCCAGATGGGGTCGACTGTCTCGGTGGCGGCGGCGTCTGATGCCCCTACGGGTGGCCAGTCTGGCCGCCTGCCTGTGGGGTGACGCCACATCCATGCTGTCATCTCAGCCGTGTAGACCTTGATTTGAAAATGCCCTAGGTTTTTGTTGGATTCTGTTTCCGGAAATGCCCTAGGTTTTCGGTGCGTTCCCTTGGTGGGATGGGCCTCTTCGGGAGAGACCTAGATCTTCATGGTCGACGATCGGAGTCGTGTGCCGCCCACGTTGGTTGCTGCCAGGCGCCGTAGCGCCATGTCCTGTCAGGCTGGCGGGCGAGTCTGGTTTGGGGCTGGCGTGTTGTGCGCGAGCCTGTTTCGGCTTTCTGCGATGGCGCGCGCCTTCCTGGTTGGCGAGGTGCGGGGCGTGACGTTGGTGGTGTCGCCGCACTTGAAGCGCGACGCTTCTGGCTGACGTCGGCGGATTCCTTCTCGTCGGCGGGCAGGGTCTTGGTGCTCGCGCTCGCCATGAGCACTGTCGCAGCCAGGCCTACATGGACGTGACTTCGACGTTGCCGAGCGGCGGCCTAGCGGGCGCTGATCTGGCAGGCCAGCACGTTGCGCTCGGGGGGAGCACGAGGGGGTGCGGTTGCGACTGCCTGAGTGCCAACGCCTGAGGTATCTCTCTGGTCACGCTGAAGGGGTACCCCCATGCTGAAGACCCCACCCCCTGCTGAAGACCCCACCTGGTATGCGAGTGGGCACCCCACGTGGTGGGGTGCCCACTGCTTCAGGCGCACGTGTGCCTCTACTGCGTCTGCATGATACTCGCATTCCAGAATCAGGTCATGTCACGCGGCCTCATTCTGCCTCTGCATCCTGGCGTTGACGTGGGCGAGGTCGTAGCAGGTGGTGTCGCCGGCGCCGTGCTTGGTGACGTGGCCGCGGGTGCCCCATGAGTGGAGGGTGCGCCGGTCGAGGTCGGGCCAGATCTGCCGTAGCTGGTCGTGGGTGAGCATGGTGCCGGGGGTGGTGATGGTGCGTGCCTGCTGTCGGAACTCTTGGGCGAAGCGGGTGGCGTCGGGGTACCAGTGTTCGGCTGGCCCGTCGCACACCATGTAGTCGGTGAGCCCGGTGTTGGTGGGTTCGCGGTAGAGGGTGTTCCCGCACCAGCAGGTGCCGGCGGGGGTGGTGAGGTAGCCGCAGGTGCGGGCGGTGCGCGTCCAGATGGGGCGGGCTTCGTCCATGAGTGCGGCCCATTCGTCGGGGTGGCCGGTGGTGGCGGTGGGTGCGATGTGGGCGAGGTAGGGGAGTGCGCCTCCGTAGGCGCGCCCGTACCATCCCTCGAACGCTGTGACCCACTGGGCGGCCCAGAGGAGTATGCCGGCGGCGGTGCGGTTGTCGGCTGGCTCGTCGGGGTTGTCGCCGTGGAGTCGGTCGAGCCCGTATGGGAGGCGGTCGTCTCGTCTTCCGCTGGCGCTGGTGGGGGCGAGGTTGGGGGATCGCGGGCGTGTGCCCGCGTTCTCGGTCTCGCGGAGTTCGGGGAGCATCCTGTCGAGGTCGAGCAGGAGATGGGCGTCGTTCACTCGCCCTCCTTGTTGAGGATGCACTGGGCCCATGCGCATGCCATGGTGGCGACCTGCACGAGCTCGTCGGTGAGATCCCCGGCGTGGCCGACGTCGGTGTGGGCGTCGGGGGTGCAGGCGCGGGCGACCTCGCCGACCTCCTCCAAAAGGATCGCGGCCTTGAAGTCGTCGCTGAGGGCGGGGCTGAGTGGGGTGAGCCCGTCGTGCTTGCGGTGGGCGCGGTCGAACTCGGCTCGAACGGCGTTGTGCACGTCCTCGATGGTTTCCATGTTGTCGTCGACGTCGAGCGCCCAACGCGTGGCGAGGTTCGCGACGGCCAGGAGGTCGCTCTTGCGTCCGGTAGGGGTGCGGGCGATGGTGGCGGCCCCGGCTCGCAGGAAGAGGGCGCCGAGGCGTCCGCGGGTGGTTGCCGAGATGTTGTACAGGAGGGGTAATGCGCTTCGCAGGTCATTGAGTTCGTTGAGCAGGCTGTCGAGCGGGTGACCGCCCCCGGTGCTGAGTGCGAGGCTGTACTTGGCGAGCGTCCGGTAAGCGGCGCGACCGGTGCGGGGGTCGGGGGCGAGGTCGTCGAGGATCTGGTAGGCGCGATTGACGACGGCCTCCCAATCATCCTCTCCGATGTCGGGGTAGACATCCCGCTTGTCGCCGGGGTCCTCCGAGATTGGGCTGGTGATGATCTCGCGGGCGATGATGTCGATGCAGTGGTTTCGGTCCATGGTCTTTTCCTTACGCGTAGTTGGTGATGCCGTCGGGGTGGAGGGCTGGGCTGGTGCGCATCCGCCAGATGAACGCGGCGATCGCGTCGGGGTTGTCGAGCGGGCGGGCGCGGTCGGCCTTCTCTGCCTTGGTGACCTCTTCGGCGAGCGCGTCGGCGAAGAGGGCGACGAGGTTGCTCACGTTTTCGGCTATGGCTCGGACGAACATGTCGGCGTCGTAGGACCCGCTCTCCTCCATGACCTCGTCAGCCCACATCCGGTAGTCCTCGGGGCCGATCGGGTCGTCGTAGTGGTAGTCGGGGTCGACCCATGCCTCGACGTGGGCCCAGGCGTCGGCGCAGACGGGGCAGGTGCGCCAGGTCCAGATGTCGCGGTAGGCGGCGCACCGCTGCTCGTAGTAGCGGGTTCCCTTGGCGATGGCCCGCCCGCAGTAGTCACACCGCACGCGCCCTCGTGAGGTGCGCTCCTGCTCACCGAGCACGGTCACGTCATTCATCGCTCCACCTGGCCGCTCGCGTTGATCACCCGCTGCGCCTGCACGAGCAGGCCGAGGGTGGTGAAGTAGCTGCCGTCGTAGATGAACCGCATCGCGGTCTCATCGTCTGCGACGCTCTCCCCTATGCGTGTCGTCTCTGCGACCAGCACCCACGAAACTGGCACCGCGCCCGCGTCCTCGTCGGCCAGGTGCTCGTGGATCGCCTCTTGAAGGCGGGCGTATGTTTCGGCGCTCATCAGTCGACCTTCTCGTAGGTGGTGGCGAAGATGTTGGGCTCGCAGGGGTAGAACTCGCCCTCTACGCCACGGATGACCCACCAGCCTGTACGGGCGCGCATGACGCCTTCCAGGGTGGCGATGAGGAGGTCGCTGTTGGAGGGGTCGATGCTCACGCCACTGGCCGGCGCGGGGACGCGGCCCTCCAGAACGCCTAGGGGCTCGAAGGGTCCCAGGGTGTTGTCCGCGATCCACTGGTAGACGGCAAGGTCGTGGGCCGTATCGCCGGTCAGCTGGGCTGCTTCAATGGCGATGGGCCGCTTGCGCCAGGTGCCGACGACGCTACCGGGTGCATCCTCAGTCTCCTCCGTCTCCTCGGTCTCGTGGTTGCGCAGGCTGTCGATGCTGTCGATGAGAAGGATGACTGCTTTTCGCGCCGACCGCGTCGGAGGTTCGACGATCCAAACGTTGCCGTAGCGGTCGACCAGCCGGGATCCGACGAGGCGCTCGACGTCTGCGAAGGTGGAGCCGCCGGCGAGGAGACTGACGGGCTTCCAGTCGGTGATCTCGTCCGTGTCCTCGGTGAGGATGCGCCCGTCGGCGGCGTTGTAGTCGCTGGCGACAAGGTTGCGGAGGGCGAGGACTCCCTCGGGGGCGATGGCGATCGGGTCGCCGCAGTGGGTGGCGGCCTTGACGCGGATGAGTGGCGCGTCCGGCCAGGCGGGCGCGGTCTCGGTCTCCTCGGTCTCAGGCATGAGGGCGTCCAGGAAGGCGTGCGCCTGGGCGAAGAACGCGTTCAGGGATGCGGCGAACTGCTCGACGGCCTCGGCGATGTCCTCGATGGTGTAGGTGGGCTTCTCGGTGGTGGTCATGGTGGCTTCTCCTCGCCTATAGGTGTCACGTATAACTTGTCAGAAGGGGGGCTCGGAGGGAGCGCCCCACGGGTGGCCCGTGTCGGCTGGGGGCGCCTGGTAGCCGGACGGGGTCAGCGGCGCGCTAGCACCCTGGGCGCCCGGCTGGGGGCGTCGGGGGACGACACCGAGGAAGCGCGGGAACCGCACCTCCAGGGCCTCGCCCGTGCTGCCGTCCTTGCGCTGGTAGGTGCGGCGGACGAGGGTGCCCTCGACGGTGACGCGGGCGCCCTTGTCGAGGGCGTCGGCGAGGTAGGTGTGCTCGTCGCCCCAGAAGGGGGCGCGAATCCAGAGTGGGTCGCCGTCGTCGGTCCACTGGCCGTTGTTCTTGTCCTGGCGGGTGGCGGTGCAGGCGATGCTGAGGGTGGTGACGGCCCGGCCGTTGCTGGTGTAGGCGATCTCGGGCTTGCGTCCGAGGTTGCCGGTGACGGTGACGTGTGCGCTCACGGCGACTCCTTCGCGGTTTCGTGTGTTCGGTTCTGCGGGCCTCGTAGGGCCCGTCTGGTATGTGGGGTGCTTGGCGGCCTGTGCGCCCGCGACCGTGGACGCTGGGGGGCCTCCCGGGGTGGTTTCCGCCCTCGGGTTGTCGCGCCGCCACCGGTCCAGTGCCCGCCAGTAGGCCTTGCGTCCCTCGTAGCCCAGCGGGTACCCGTCCCTGCGCGGACGCCCGCTCACGGCACCCTCCCGGCAGGCAGAGCGGGACGCCCCCGGCGCGTGGACGCCTCCACGGCCGGCGGAGTGCGCCCGACCGCACGCCACGCGTGCGCCGCGGCCTGGTCCCGCGTCGCACCCGCCCCGATCGCCGCCGTCGCCGCCTGACGCCAAGCGACCTCGACGTCGACGTCGGCGCCCAGCCCCTCGGGCAGGAGCAGGCCGTGACGCTGCGCGTCTGCCTGGATGCGGGCGTTGCGCGTCGCCTTGTCGCCGGCGCGCAGGTCCTGCACGGCGGCCGCGAGGTCGGCGGCCTGCGCGAACCTCGCGCCGAGGGTCGCCATGCGTGTGGCGGCGGGCATGACCTCCCGGTCGGCGGGGTTGAGCGGGACCGGGATGCCGCGCTCGTCGCACACCGGCAGACGTTCCCTGGTCTTCTCGTCGGTGACGGTCAGGGCTGAGGCGTTGAGGATGGCCGCCCACGTGCTGGCGGTGGCGTCGCGCATGCCGCTGACGCAGGCGGTGCGCAGCAGCTCGATGGCGTCGGCGACGACGGATTCGGTGACGGTCATGGTGTCTCCTCGGCGAGGATGGTTCTCAGGTCGGTGGGGGTGAAGATGCTGGCGACGAGGGCGGCGTTCTCGGCGTCGGTGGTGGGTTGGGTGATCTCCAGCGGTGACGGCCGTGGTCGTCCTCGTGCCGCTTGGAGGCTGAGGCGGTCGTATTGCCTGCGCAGGGCGGGCAGGCTGAGGATGTTCGCGCGCCAGAAGTCGTCGTTGGCTGACCAGTTGATGGCGGCGATGATGTCGGCCTCGGTGCGCTGGTCGCGGTCGAGCATGAGCCGGGCGGCAGTGCGCCAGGCGCGGGTGATGTTGGGGCGTCTGCCGGTGCGCTGGTGGACGGAGTTGGCCATGTGCTCGCAGACGCGGTTGACGTCGTCCCGGTCGGCCTCGGCATCGGTCGTCGCGCTGTCGCCCGATGGGGGGTGCGATTCCTCGTCCGAGCGAAGCGAGGAGTTCCCCTGTTCCCCTGTTCCCCTGTTCCCCTGTTCCCCTGTTCCAGTCCCCAGGGTCTCCGTAGAGTCTCCGTAGACTCTGGGGAGACTCCGAGGAGGAGAAGAAGTTTCCCGCGAGAACACAGGGTAAAGGTGGCCCTTCGAGGGATTCTTGATCACCTGGTGCTTCGTCCAGCCGGTCACCTGCAGGTAGGCCTTGCCCTCGACCTCGTAGCGGACGATCAGCCCCCTCTCCGCAAGGTCGCCAAGTGCCAGGGAGACTCTCCGTAGAGTCTCCGTAGACTCTCCGTAGAGATCGGCCGTCATGTCGGCGGCGAACAGGTCGCCGACGATGGACGGCAGCGAGTCGCGCCCGACGCCGTTGTCGTCGACGTAGGACCACAGGCCGACGAAGACGAGCCGCGCATCCCAGCTGAGAGACGCGATGTCGTCGCTGCGCCAGAACTCGGGCTTGATCGTCCTGATCCTCATCGCTCGTCCTCCTTGGTGTTGGCGATGTCGAGTAGGAGGTCGGCGTGGCAGGGCTGGTCCAGCGGGCACCAGCAGGCCAGGTCATGGCCTGCCAGGTGAGCGCGAATCTCCTCCTCGGTCCACGGGGCGCGCCCTTGCTCCAGGTCGGTCCTCAGGCTCTGGACGGCCCAGGCGCGTGCGGCACCCTGGGTGAGGAACCGGGTGTTGCCGCCCCATGGGGCCTTGACGTTCCACCCGTCAGGGCAGGGGCTCAGCCGGTAGGGGTTGCCCCACACAGAGGGGCGTCCGACGTAGACGGCCCCCTGTGGCATGCGCCAGCCGCGGGTGCGCCGACGCTGAATCCGTGCGGGGCTCATGCGGCGTCACCTGCCCACAGGTCAAGTACTCCCTGCGCGAGCCGACGGGCGGCCATCTCGCAGAAGCGCTCCTCCACCTCGACGCCGACCGCACGACGGCCGAGGAACCTCGCGGCAACGAGAGTGCTGCCCGAGCCTGCGAACGGGTCGGCCACGGAAGAACCTTCCGGCGTGAGGCCGATCAGGTCTCTCATGACGTCCTGGGGCTTCGCGTGCGGGTGCCCGCCTGACTGTGCGACGATCCCGTTCGGGTTGCCTACGTTCGGCTCCAGGGTGGAGAACAGGGCGCTCCGGGAGCCGAGGGCGCGTCCACCCCACTTCCCCAGGAGGTAGATGGCTTCGAGATCGCGTCGGAGCCCGGCGACACCGCCTCTGAATCCGGCGTCCGGCGGCTTGCGGTAGACGCCCACGAGCTTCGTTCCGGTAGGCGGGGGAAGCATGAGGTCGCCAAACATGACCGCTGGGCGCTCGCCCCACGCTTCCAGTACCCGGTCGCGGGCAGCGGTGTCGTCGTCGCCGACGATCCCGGTGTCGCCCCAGGCGTTTCCCTTCTCGAGGGTTCGCCTTCCAACAGAGCGTTTCTTACCCTGGCACCAGGCTCGCCCGTACGGGGGGTCGGTGACCATGACGTCACAGTCGAGCCATGCGCTCACCTGCATGTTGTCGCCGTGGTAGAGAGTCACGTACTCGTCCTGGTAGTACACAGTGCTCATGGCTCCTCCTCGGTGATGGTGATCGTCAGTCGGTGCCAGCCGGTGGGCTGGGTGGGGTCGGGGCTGCCCGCTCGGATGTCGGGGCCGACGAGCCGGGTCGCGTCGTCGTCGGCCCACACGCGGGCGTCGGTGAGCCCGTCGATGAGCGCCTTGATCGTGGGCGCCACGTTCAGCGGGTCGATCCGCCGTCGGGTGCGCTGGTGAATGGTCACGGTGACCCTCACGCGCCCCTGGTAGTGGGGTGCGTGCTGCCGTCGGGCTTCGAGGGCGCCGATGGCTCGCAGCCGGGCTGTGCGCTTCGCCTTGGCTGCCCAGTGGAGGCGGCTGTTGGACGTCATCCACAGTGCGGGCGGGACGTCGATGGTCAGCGTGAACGCGCTCATGCTGCGACCGCCCACTGCGCGAGCCCACCGATGGCGTAGGCGGCCTGCTGGGGGACGACACCATTGCCCAGCATCCTGAGCTGAGCAGCGCGCGAGATCCCGATGCCAGGGCTCGTCACCCATCCGGCCGGCAGGCCCATCATCCACTCCACGAACTCGGGGCTCAGGCGCTCCATCTCGTCGGTGGGTGAAGGTGCACACCTTCCCAGGAGGTGCTCCCACATGGTGAGGGCGTCACGGTATCGGGCGAGTGTGTCACCGGCGCCATGTCCTGTGATGCGCTCGCCTAGGCTCGCGCGGAAGCCCTTTGACTTGCGCTGGTCGGGCTCTGTGATCGGGGTCGGGAGCAGGCGACCGCTGTCTGAAGGTTCGGGCCTCCGTCCCCGTGCAGGCCAGCGCCCGTCGCTGATGAGGCGTGCGGCGTCGGCAACAGCGCCACGTCGGTGGGCGAGGACGAAGACACGCTCCCGGAGGTGTGGTGCGCCGACGTCGGCGGCGGCAACAGTCGTCCATTGCGCGTCGTACCCGAGCGTGGCCAGGTCGCCGAGAACACGCCCGAGAGCCCTGAGAGCAGGTCTCCCTGCCCTGTCTCCCACACGTCCCGGTCCCGATTCCATGTGGCTGTAGGCGCTGGCACTGAGGGCTCCTCTGACGTTCTCCCAGACGACGAGGCTGGGCTGGAGGTGGTGGATGGCGTGGGCCATGGACTCCCACAGGCCGGAACGGGTGCCGGGACGCATACCGGCCCGCTGGCCCGCCTCTGAGAGGTCCTGGCAGGGTGACCCGCCGGTGAGCACGTCGACGGGCTCCACGGTGGCCCAGTCGATAGCGGTGATGTCACCGAGGTTGGTGGCGGCGGGGAAACGGGCATCGAGCACGCGGCAGGCAGCACGTTCGACCTCGGACACCCAGGCGGTGCGCACGTCGGTCAGCAGACTCAGTCCCAGGCCGAGCCCCCCGTACCCGGCGAACAGGTCGCCCACGATCAAGGGCGCGCTCATGCTGCGCCCCGTCCGTCGACGTCGAGGGTGGCGGCCTCCTGGGCGAGGTAGTGGGCGATCTCGCGCTCGACCGCTCCCGATCCGGGGAACAGGTCGACGACGGTGTCGCCTGGGCGGGCGCCGAGCAGGCCCAGCACCCACCTGGTCCACGCGGGCGGCTTCGAGCCGAGGAAACCGGCCCGGCGCACAGGCTCGACCAGGACGTCGGACACGGACACGCCCGACCCTCGGCCGATGCGCGAGTCCGGCGGCCGGACGATCACCGGCTCCCACCGGCCGACGATCCGGGACCCGCCAGGCATCGCGTTGGGGCGCACCCACACGCACATGCGGGCCCGTGCGGGCGCGGCCGCCATCAGCTCGTGGACGCGGTCGGCGTGCGAGGCCATCGCCCACCCGTCGAACTGGTCCTCCAGGTTGAGGATCAGCCCGGTGTGCGCCTCGATGTTGTCCCAGTAGGCGGCGTCGGGGTGGTGGTCGGGCTTGCGCCCGTTGCGCCCAGTGCCGGGCGCCGTCGTCGAGGCCCGGCCGGGGCCGCGCCCGTCCCCGTACCACCGGTGAGCACGCCCCAGGTAGGGAGGGTCGGCGATCGCCAGCCTCATCGCTCCACCTCCAGCAGGTCCAGGAGGGAAGGTGTGTCAGTCGGCGGGGCGAGCGTGCGCCGGCAGTCGGGGCACCACGCGGGGCTGCTGGGATCGGCGGCAGGCGGGAACCTCGACTCCATCAGCCCGTCAGGGCACCACTTCCGGAAGCCGTCAGCACGGCACAGGGCCTTGACGAGCGTGCTGCACCCGATGGTGCCGTCGTCATGCTGGACGGTCATGGTGCCGCGCACCTCGTAGAGGTGCTTGAAGCGGTCCGTGCCCCTGAACGCGGAGTACAGGACGGCGCCGCTCATGCTGCTGCCTCCAGGGGCGTGAGCTGGTGGCGCTCGGTCTTGGTGGTGGGGCGCACGGTGCACGTGATGGTCATGACCGGGCGCGCCCCGTGCGTGATCTTGGTAGCGGGTTCGCTCAGGATCATGAGCCCCTCGCTGCGGAGGGTGTCCATCAGGTCGGCGATGGCCTCGCACCGCTGGTGGGCGAGCGGGATCCCGTCGGGGATCATCGCCCACCGGAACGTGTACTTGGTGGGGTGGTTGTTGCGGATCATGCGGGCGCCCCTCACCACTCGTCCCGCATCGGCTGGCGGCACCAGATGCCGCCACGGTCGGTCACGATGCACTCGGCCACGAGTCCATCAGAGGTCGGGATGCCGGTCCGGTAGAGGGTCACCCCACCGACCTCGCCGATCTTGGCGTGCGAGGGCCTGTCAGCCCAGACCGCCGTCAGCGTGTAGACGGACGCGCCGGCGACGGCGAGCAGGAGGGCGAGCAGAGCAACCAGGGCGGCCGCGGCGCGCCGCGGGGACAATGGCTTGTCGAGCATGTTGTTGGGGCCTTTCGGGAGAGCTGGTGTGGTGCTGGCGGTCACGGGCGCGGGTCCGTCATGACCGTGGTGGTGGCGGTGAGCGCGGCCGGGGAGCCGTGCCACACCCGGTAGCGGATGCGGTCGACTCGGATGAGACCGACCTCCGCCAGGGCGCGGTCGATCCATTCGGCGAGCGAACGCTTCTCCTGTCTGACTGTCCGGTCCTGGCGCATGCGGACGACGGCGGTCGCCGCCCTTCCCTGGACGGTCATGGTCGGGGCCTGCCCCTTAGGGATGGCAGGCATCCCCTCGGGGAGCGACGCCGACACCCGCCGACGACGGTGCTCCGGCACCAGCGCACCCCTGTGGGTCCGGTAGTGGTCGCGCTGGTAGCCCCTGTAGCCGTCGGTGCGCCTGTAGCAGTGAGCACACAGGCCCTTGCCATGGTGTGCCCTGGTGCCCTCCCACACGCCATCCTCTGTCTGGCCGCTGGGGCGCATGGGGTGCCCGCACTGCGAGCACGGGCGCGGGCCGGTCCACTGGCGGCCCATCAGCACGCCTCCAGCTGGCTGACGGACCGCTGGTAGACGCTGTGGCACCTGTCGCAGTACTCGTACACCCCGTAGGAGGCGAGCGTGTCGGGGTGTGACAGCAGGCCCCACTCGCTCAGGAGCGCCTCGATCGGCTGCTGGTCGCACAGCCTGCGCACCCGGAAGAACGCGCCCCTCTCGTCGTCGGCGGCGGGCTCGGGGTCGACCTCTGCGAGGTGCGGCCAGCCCGGGGCGCCGCGGTCGATGACGGCCACGAGGGCGAGCCGGTCACGGCCCAGGATCTCGTCAGTGGACGCCATCGTGGACCACCCCCTCGGTGGACTCGTGCCCGGTCTCCTGGGGCGGGTAGGTGGCGTGCAGCCACCCGCCGAGCCCCTCGGGCGTCATCTCGACGCCAGCGGCGGCAGCCTGGCCCAGCACCGTGTCGACGTCGGCGGTGACACCGGCCTGCTGCAGGTGGGTGCGCACCAGCCGGTGGCGACCCGACTCGACCGGCGCCGCGACGTCAGTGAGGGGCTGGACCGTGTAGGGGCGGCGCCTGCCCCTGGTGACAGTCAGGGAGACGGTGCGGGGCTCGCTGAGCCCGGTCATGTGGCTGATACGGATCCCGCCGACCCTGTCGCGCCCGAATGTCACGTCGGGGTCGCGGTAGAGGGTGACACGCTGCCCGTTGTAGGTGCTGGCGTCCGGGCCCCAGATGGTGACCAGGACCCGACGCATGCTCTTGGACGGCTTCCAGGGGCGTCCGGGGAACTCGGCCAGGTGGATGTGCACCGGCTGCTCGGCGCTGCCTGCGGTGACGTCGGTGATGGTGACCGTGCGCGGGCCTACGAGGAGGTCGTCGGCGTTGAGCTGGTCACTTCGGGGCTCGATGGTGGTGGAGATGTCCATGTCAGGCCACCGCCATCTGGATGTCGTCGAGCCCGTTCTCGCTCACGTACCACGAGGGTGCGTCCACGGGGTGGATGATGGGCGGGTAGCCGGGCCAGACTCCCTCGTCCAGGCACCGCCGGTAGGTGTCGAGCGCCCGACGCGCCCTCAGGCGCCCGATCTCCTCGAAGTCGTCGCCGAGCTCGACGACGGCGACGAGGAACGGCTCCTCCTTCTCGACGAGGACGTGCTGGAAGCGGGGCAGGGTGCCGGTGACCGCCTGCCAGATGGTGCGGTACCACTCGCGCTGCAGGTCGTACCCGTAGGCGGTCACCGCCCGGTAGAACGAAGCGGGGTTGGCGTCGCGCGTGGTCTTGAGGTCCACGAGCAGGGTGCCGTCGTCGGTCGCCCAGTCGACGCGACCGCGCATCCACACGTCGGCGAGCCCGTCGATCGCGTACACGGACTGCTCGGGCTCGCCCGCCTCGAAGAACGGGCCCGCGACCGGGTGGGTGAGCACAGCGTCAGCGACGGCGCTCATCCGCTCGAACTCGCCGCGCGAGACAGGCACAAGCCCCTCCTCGCGCGCCTGAGCGACGTCCTCGCGGGCCACCTTCGTCCTCAACGACTCGTGGTCGTGCACGTACACTCCCATGCCCTGGCCGAGCACGAGCCGGTGCACCACGTGACCGAGGTCGAACGTGCCGCGTGCCGACTGGGGGTGGTCGCGCCTCCACCGGAAGACGGCGGGTGCGCGCAGGATCCGGTTGGCCTCGGTCGACGACAGGCTGTCGGCGGGCCCGAACGTGCGCGCGTGGTAGGCGTCCTCAGGGACGTCCGCGTAGATCCCGGCCTCGAAGGCGCTCATCGGGCCTCACCGTCCTCGATGATGACGGCACCCTCGTCCGCGTCGCCTACTCTTTCGATCCACAGCTGGAAGTCACCAGCCGTGACCTGCTCGCGCAGGGCAGCCATCGCGTCCTCGTCGAGCAGGGACCCGTCCTGCACGCGCAGGACCCTGAGCTTGGGGTTCATCGCCATCGCGATGGCGACGCTCACCCTGACCTGTTCGGCCGACGACGCCTGCGAGAAAGGAACCCCCTGGTAGGTGATGCCGTCGGCGTCGAAGCCGAGGCCGTCCACGGGGAAGGTGGCGCCCGCGAGCGCGTTGGTCTTGCGCTGGTCGAGGGCGTTGATCTGCTCGGTGAGGTCCGTGTACTCGTCGCGCAGGGCGCGCTTGCGCTCCTGGGTGGCGCGCGCCGTGTTGTTCTCACGGATGCGCACGTTGGTCTGCTCGACGTCAGCGAGACGCGCCTCAATGGGGGCCGTGTCCACCAGGACGCCCGCCGCGTTGAGGGAGGTGCGGGCAGCCTCCATGGCGACGAGGGCAGCGGAGGCGTCCTGCTCGGCGGCGATGCGCTCGGCCTCGGCCTGCATGTAACTGGCCTCGGCGATGGTGAGCGCGCGCCTGGCCGCCTTGATGGTGTCGTTGTGCTCCTGCGCCTCACGCAGCTTGGCGATGACCTCGCTGGCCAGCGTCTCCTCTGCGGGCAGAGTCTCGTCGACGGTGGGGTCGCCGAGAGCCTTGCCCTGGCGTCCGATGTCAGTGCGCTGCGCGTACAGGTCGGCGCGCTCGGCGTCGAGGGCGGCCAGGTCGATGCCCAAGTCCACGAGGTCGAGCAGGGCCTCGCGCTGCTCGCGGGCAGACAGCCGCGTGAACGCGAGCGGGTCGAAGGAGATCGACCCCACGAGCTTGTCGAGCATCGCCTGCGGAGACGGGTATCTGGCGCCGTCGGCGCTCGTGACCGTGAGCGCGCTCTTGCCCGCGGCGTTCCACCGTCGGGTGACCTTCAGGTCACCAAGGTCGAGGGTGACGGTGGCGTGGTCGGTGCCGTCGCGCACAGGCCGGGGCGTGCCCTTCGCGCCCTTGGCGCCGGTCAGGGCAAGGTAGATCGCGTCGAGGACGCTGCTCTTGCCCTGGGCGTTTCTCCCGCCGATGACCTGCATGTGCGGGTCCGGCGTGATCTCGATGGCCTTCAGTCGCTTCACGTTCTCGGCGGTGAGGCCGATGATTCGCGCGTTCATGCGCGGGACTCCTTCGTGGTCTGGGTGTGGGTGTGGTCGGCTCGCCACTGTGCGAGCCATGAGGCCTCACGCCGCGTCTGACGGTGGGCAGCGAGGTCATGGAGGATGGGGACGAGCGCGCAGGCGCTCACGGTGGGGACGAGGGCGAGCGCGACGAGCGCGGTAAGGACGGCGTCACACACTGAGGGGCGCCTCCCCGATGACACGCACCACCCGCGGCGCCAGGACCGTGTAGCAGTCCATGTACAACCCAGGCTTGCGGTAGTAGGCGAGCAGAACAGAGTCGCCGTACTTGGAGAGTTCCTTGATGTCGATCACGTCGATCTGCTCCCCACGATCGAAGATGCGGTCGCCGACCTCGACCTTCTCGCGGGGCACGACCTCGACGACGTACCTCCTGCTCATGCCGCCTCACCCCCATCGGTGAGCGAGCTCGCGTCGTCAGGGGCGGTCATTCCGTCCGCCACAGTCATGACCGCGCGGGCGAGTCCGCTGGCGGACTCGGGATTGCCGAGGCACACCGCCGTCGGAGGGCGTCCGTCGACGTAGGCGACGAGGACGACGTGCCCGGCCTGGCTGATGCCTACAGAGACGCTGCCGAGCTCGATCACGGGGCAGCGCTCCATGCGATCCACACGCTGCACCGCAGGCGTGCGGCGTCGGGCCAGGGCGCTGAGGACGAGCTTGGTGGCATGCCAGCCCAGCGCCAGGAGGGCACCCGCGGCGAACGCTGCGAGGAAGGTCATCGCACACCCTCCTCGCCAGTGAGAGAGTGGGCGATCTCGGCGAGAGCGGCCGCCAGGCCAATGGCGGCCTGGGGCGAGCCGAGGTAGACAGAGAGAGGCGACTCTGTCTTCGAGCGGGCGACGAGGACGATGAAGCCGTCCTCGTCGAAGCCGAGGCTGATGCTCTCGGGAACATAGGGCTTGTGGTTTTCACTGCGCAGGGTGGCGTTCATCGTGCTTCTCCGTCGTTGGTGGGGAGGTTGTCGGTCTCGGGGGTGGTGGTGAGGTAGAGGACGGCGCCGTAGCCCAGCGCCAGGAGGGAGGCGAGGTTCGACACCCCGCGGGCGGCGGCCCAGATGCCAGTAGCCAGGCCGACGAGCATGCAGGCGATAGACAGGACCCTCATCGGGTGCCCCCGTCCTCGACAGGGCGGCCGGTAGCGTCCACCTCGCGGACCACGCGCACTGTCGGCGCCTCACAGGGGTCGCCCTTGCCGAGGACCGGCACGAGCGTGGACACGTCGGCCCTGCACTCCAGGACCCGCGTACGCCCGTCCCAGGGGCCCTTGTGCAGGGCGTGCCCAGGCGTTGGGTACAGCAGCGCTCCGAGCTGGATCACGTGGTTCGGTGCCCACTCGACTGGCAGGGCGCCGAGCGTCGGCCCGATCAGCTGGGAGGTCACGGCCATGTAGAGCACGGCCTGGTCGCCGTCGACAGCGACCGTGTTCTGTGCGAGCCACCGGCCGACGCAGATCTTGACGCGCCGGTTTCCGTAGGCGGTCTTGCCCGCGAGGGCGCCCACGTGGTCGATGATGACGCCGCCCGTGATCTTGGTGCTGGCGCTGTGACGGTGCACCGCGACCCCCGGGGTGGCGACGACGGTCGCGTTACCCCAGGCGTGCACTGTCGTGCTGTCGTAGGCGTAGACGGTCGAGGCGTTGAGGGCGAGCACCGTCGCGCTCTCATAGGCACGGACCGTCGCCGTGTTGTCCGCCTTGACGTGGCTGCGCCCGTAGGCGAAGACGTTGACGTCGTTTCCGACCGCCTCGACCACCGCGTGCTCGTAGGCCCAGACAGTCGAGGACCTGTACGCCCAGACGTGCGAGTCACCGTGGGCCTCGACGGATGACCGTGACCCGGCGCGCACCTTCGAGGAGTAGGCGCGGACCGATGCAGTGTCGGCGGCACCTATGGTCGCGCAGTTGTAGACGGTGACGCGCGTGCTCCCGCATGCGGTGATGTCTCCCAGGCGCACGTCGTCCAGCACCAAGGGGTGGCCCTCGGGTGAGTGAATCTCGATCTCGTCGTACTCGGTGACGTCGGGGTCGTCGAGGACAGCGTCGAGCTCGGCCTGCGTCTCCACGGTGATGACGCTCATCGGGCGCCTCCTCGCGTGCTGGCGCCCTTTCGGGCTCCTCGTGCTCGCGTGCTGCGGGCGCTGAGCCTGCCCGCACCCGTCACCCGCTGGCTGTCGACGTACTCGTTCAGGTCGGCGCGGGTGGTGCGCCAGCCGAGACTGCCCGGCTCCTTCCACCCGTTGATCTGCCCGGCGCGCAGTCGTGCGCGGACGGTCGCCGGCGAGCAGCGGAGGATCGCCGCCGCCTGGCGCATGTCGAGGACCTCGACGTCGCTCATCGGGTCTCCTCCTTCTTGTGCTTGGGGGTGTAGGGGTGGGTGAGTGCTCGCCACAGGTCGGCGAGCAGGAAGGTGGGAGTGGAGGACAGGTGCGAGCTCACAGCCGCACCTCGTGCCTGCGCATGCGGTGCCCCTTCCGGGGCAGGTGGGCGGGGCAGTACCAGCGCCGCCCGCGACCGATCCACAGGGACCATCCCTGCGCCTGCGCCTCGTACTCGAACCGGCGCTCCGCGTCGTAGTCCCAGCGTCCGGTGATCTTCGAGGACACCAGCCGCTCGCAGCAGTCGCGAGCGCTGCACGACAAGACCAGCCGGTAGACCTCGACCTTCTGGTACTCGCTCATGCCGACTCCCCTTCGACGTCGGCGACGTGCGCGTTGACGTCGACCAGCCACGCCTTGAGCGCGGTGCGCGGGTCAGCGGCAGCAACCTCGACCAGGTCGCGCTCACCGAAGTCACGGCTCTTGATCGTCCACTTCCGCTTCTCGCTGTCCCAGAAGGCCACGAACGCGGCGTCGCCGCCAGCCCCGTCGGCCACCAGGGCCGTGAATCCGCCGCTGACCCCAGCGTTGCGGGGGACGCTGACGGCGGTCAGCGTCAGCGCCAGGTCGCCACGCCCCATCAGCGCGTCGGTCACGTAGGCGACCAGGTCCTTGTGACTAGCGGTACGGGCAGGGGCCAGGTGTGCGCTCATGCCGCCACCTCCGTGTTCTCGTCGATGGCGAAGCGGCCGTCGAGGAACCGGGCGACGAAGTACTCCTGCCCCTTCCCCGTCACCTTCGGTGTGCGGCTCACCGTCACGTGCCCGTCCGCGTGCGTCACAGCCGTCTCCTTCACCCGGAACAGGCCCATCTCCTGGGCACGCTGGGTCGGCATGTTCCAGTCCGTGCCGCGCCGGGAGATCAGGAAGCCGTTGGCCCGCAGCCACCTGAACAGGCGGTTCGCCCCCACCTGGACGCCGTTCTGGCACAGGAGCTTGGCGAGGTCGCCGACGAGGATCGTGGTGTGGCTGGTGGCGACGGCGTTGGCGAACAGGACCTTCGGGGCGTCCTGGGCGGCCTGGGCCTCCAGGGCGGCCCGCTTGGCGCGCTCGTCCTTGAGGGAGGTGGCGAGGCGGATGATGAAGTCGGGGTCGGTGAGGGCCTGCTCGGCGGCGGCGGGGGTGAGGTAGCCGCCCCGGCGGCGGATCGACGGCAGGACCTCGTGCGTCACCCACCGGCGGAACGGCTTGACGCGCTCGGAGCGCGAGCGGACGAGAGCCGTGTAGAGGCCGCCCTCGGAGATGATGGTCATCTCCTGGTCGCCGGAGGGGGTACGCACAATGTGCGTGCCCTTGTCTTCCTCGTCCACGCTGCGGGTGAAGTCCGATGCCATGCGGTAGCCGAGGATCGCGGCCACGTCGGCGGCGACGAACCTGGGCTCGCCGTCGTCACCAGTGACGACGCGGACGCTGGTACCCTCGTAGTCGAAGGGGATCAGGTCTTCCATGTGGTTTCCTTTCTCGCCCTCACCGGTTGCGTCGGTGGGGGCACTTCCTTGTGCGGGGGTCAGGCGGCGGCGGGGGTGTGCTTCTCGGCGTCGAGCGCGCTGGGGTGCGGCTCGGCCACGTCGGCGAACGTGGCGGCGAGACCGGCCCGGACGGCGCCGGCCATGAAGCGCGCGCTGGGCGCGGTCTTGCCGGTCTTGACGGCCGAGTACTCCTGCCGGGTGATGCCGATGGCGGCGGCGACGGCGGCGTCGGTGAGCCCGGTGGCGGCGACGCGGCCGAGGAAGACGTCGGTGAGGCGGGCGGGGGGCGTGGTGGTCATGTCACCTCCTCTGTCTGTCTGGACGGGGTGGCTAGCGCGTAGCCGATGTGGCTACAGGTAAGCACTCTCGCCCCTCACTGTCAAGCCGCCGCGGCGCGCGGCTAGCCAACGTTGCTAAGTGGGGGTACGGTGGTCCTATGGACATCGTCAAATGGTTCAATCGCACGACATCTGGCGCCTCCGAGAACGAGGCCGCCCGGAAAGCAGGGATCCCACAGAGGACCCTCAACCGCCAACTCAAGGCGGGGGCGCTCACACCCGAGATCGTGGCACCCATCGCGCGCGCCTACGGGACCGACGTCCTAGACGCCCTCACCATCACCGGCCTCATCACCGACGAGGACATCGCCCGCGGGTCACGCTCCCGAGCCCTGCGCACCCTCACAGACGAGGAGATCGCACGCGCGGTCTGGGACCGCCTCGCCGGCGACGTCGACCGCCCAGCACTCACCCGGCCGCTGGGCGCCGAGCTCGACAACCCAGACGACATCGCAGCCGCCACCGAGCGCGCCCACATCCGGGCGGACGCCTGGAACCTGCTCGCGACGCTCCTGTCGGCTGTGCAGGTCTCCGGCGGCACCGTCGCCCTCGCCGAGGTGCAGCCCGGCGCGGGCCCCTCGGCCTGGTGGGAGCAGGAGACAGACACCCTGTACGCGGCGCTGGCCGATGACCCGTGGACGGCGCGGGTCGTGGTCGCCGAGGCCCTGGCCCGCCGCGAGCGTGCGCGGGCGCAGGGGATCACCCCGACGGCGTACGCCTGCGCCCGGGTAGCCGCTGGTAGCGGGCGGGACGTCGACGTCGCCCGCGTGCTCGGCGTGACACCCGGCGACGTGCAGGAGTTTCGTGAGGCGTACCCGATCCTCGCTGTCGGCGCTCAGTGA